GAAGCGACTGTCCGAGGAGGTCAAGGCCGCGAAGGACGCCGCGTCGACGTCGGGTGAGGCGGCCGCCAACGCCCTGAAGCGGGCGCTTGGCCGCGTGACCGTCGCCGGCACCGCCCCCGCGGATCCCGTCGACGGCGACCTGTGGGTGGTGACCGGGGCGGACAAGCAGGCCACAGGCGTCAAGGTGTGGTCTGCCGCCGCCAAGGGCTGGCAGGACTACATGCTGGTGGCCGGGAAGGTGCTGGTCCCCGGCTCGGTGGGTGCGGTCCAGTTGGGCGACGGGGCGGTCACCGCCCCCAAGATCACCGCCTCGGAGGAGTTGTGGGCCAAGGTCGGAACCTTCGCCAAGGTCACGACACAGATGCTTCAGGCCGGGCAGGCACGGATCACGGGCGAACTCCTGGCCGACACCATCCGCCTGTCCACGCGGATCGTCGCCGGTGACCCCTCCGGGGACGCGGCGATCATGGACTCCACGGGCCTGCACGTAGTGAAGGCCGTCGGCGGGCAGCCGAGCGAGGTTGTCACCCTCGGCACAGCCGGCCGCGATTTCCTCTCCATCACCGGAACTGACGGGCTCGCCAAGGCGACCATCACCGGCGACGGCGAGGTCACCACTCAGTCCCTGTCCGTGGCCGACCGGATCACCTGGAAGGGCACCGACCTTGCCGACACGCTGGCCACCCTGCCCCGGGGCGTGATCGCCCACGGGACGGCCTGGCCGTGGGGAAACGACACTCGCCACATCGTCAGCCACGTCGATTCGCTCTTCGAGCTTGTGGTCGACGTCGAGGCCGGTAGGCAGTATCAGGCGGAGATGGTGACCCCCTGGTTCTCGAGCAAGGCCAACGCCATGTTGGAGGTCTGGCTTCGCTACGCCCCGGTGAACGGAGGGAGTCAGGTTGAGCACCGGTACCGGCTGGTCTCTGAAAACCTGAGGCAGATTCAGACGGGGCGGGCGGTGTTCCAACTGTGGACGCCGCCGACGTCGGGCACGTACCGGCTCCTATTCCTGGCCGCATCCGCGTATGGCGACGCTGCCGTGACGCTGACGGTGGAGGACAAGAGCCTCCCCCAGCCCTATGCACTCCTGCGCGACCTGGGGACAGCCGTGGAGCCGACTTTGCAGATCAACAAGTCGGTCTCTCTTGGCAAGGCTGTTCCGCAGGCGCAGCCGCAGCCGAAGCGGAATTACCACAAGAATTACAAGTCGAATTGGTGGCGGGCGTACTCGAATGGTTCACCGGATTCGGCTTGGCCCGATTCTTTGCCGCAGGGCTCGTATGGTGGCCGCACCTACAATTCGATTGTTGGATTCCCAGATATGACCGCTGATCTTCGTGGCGCGACCATCACGGGAATGGCCCTCTACGTTTACGCCAAGCACTGGTATTGGCAGACCGGTGTCGCCAGTATTGGTGCGCATGGCTGGGGTTCTGCGCCGGGCCAGTTCGCGTCGAATGGGCGCTGGCTCGAAACGGCCGGATGGGGCCGCGGCGAAGGCCGGTGGGTGCCTATTCCGAAGGCTCTGTGGCCGAACTTCCAGCGCGGCACCTACCGGGGAATCACGTTCGAGACGCAAGGGTCCGCGTCATACGGCTATTGGTCCCATGACTGCGTTATCGCCGTCGACTACACCAAGTGAAAGGGCGAATGAATGCCGACTACTCATTGGAAGGGCGTCCCGGTCCCGGAGGCTGGGGATGATCTCCTGTCCGCCTGGCCCGCAGCCCTGGACGCCGCGGGGATCGTCTTCCCCGCCCAGTCCGTCGCAGCAGGACGGGAAATCCTGTCCAGGGCCGAGGCCGCCGGGCACGCCCCAACAGCCGCACACCCCGCCTACCTCGACGTCGGCGGAATCCTCTACCGCTCCGACGGCACCAAGAACGGGGCCGTCTGGGTCCTGCGACCAATCAATGAGGTCCAGGCCGTCGAATCACGGGTTCAACTCACCAATACGCTCGCGCTCAAGGATCGCGAATACTCGGGCGCGACCCAAGTCGATATCGGGGTCCGCCCCTATGACCGGCTCGTCCAGGTGTCATTCACGGTATGGGGTCGAGTCGCCTCGGGTGATATTGACGCCACCGTGTTACTCATGGATCGCCAATTCCGGGCCCGCTTCCCCAATGACGCCACGGGTGCGACCGTCACCGTGACTGGAATGAGCGTGGTACCGGCCGGAAGAGACCCGAAGATTCGCGCCGGATTCACCGGAGCATACGGCAAGGGAGGAACATTCTCCGTCACCGGAGACTCCTCCTATTCCTCTATTACAGCAACCGCAACACCAAGGAGCATGGCCTAATGGCAGCAGGATATATGGACACCTCAGAGCGTGGACTCCGCGCAATGACCGACACCGACTTCGACGCCCTCATGGAGCGGTGCTCGAGCGAATTCAGTCGCCGCTCACTCCTGCGCGATTGCAAGGCCGATGTGGACAAGCTCGTCGACGCCTACGAGCGTTCCGTCTCCGGTGAGGCGAAGGACATCAAGGGCCTCCAGCGGGACGCGATGATCGGCCCCGGTGAACTCCTCATGGTCGACGGCAAGACCTACCGGAACGTCGCCCGCGCCTGGCTGTCGCCTTTCAAGGCGGGCCCGATCAACTTCGCCGCCGGCTGGGAGGTCCAGCAGGGAGGTGTCCTGTGAGCGTCGGATCCGTCACCGCGCGTATCGCCCGCCGCATCTGCGACGTCGAGCCCGTGGGTTACAGTCAGCCGGATCGGCGCACCTGGTTCGCGAACGCAGACTGGGAGGGCCATTGCAGTTCTCCGCAGAACGCCGACTGCTCCAGCCTCGCCGCAGGAGCGGTCTGCTACGGGTTGCATGACACCTACGGGGTCAGCTGGGGTCACCCGGCCCTCCCGGAGATCAACGACCACTGGACCGGGAACCTCCGGCAGGGGCTCGAGGCCCGGGGCTTCGATGAGGTCAACTGGCCGGATGAGGCCATGACCCCTGACGGGGGCTTCAAGGCGGGCGATATCGTCCTGTCCGCGGCGAATGAGGGTGGCGTCGGGCACGTCGTCATTGTCGTCGAGGACGGTTATGACCCGCTCGAGTCGGAGGCGTGGATCGCCGAAGACAACAGCATCGACGGCTACCTCGGCGACCAGACGGGCAGCGAGACGCGGACCGCCCGCTACTCCACGCACCCGCACACGCAGGCTGGCCGGTGGACGTCCTGCCACCGGTTCAATGAGGCGAAGTTCTTCCAGCAGTGGCCTGAGTTCGCGAAGGGCAAGGCGTCGGCTCCCGGCCCGGCCCCGACAACCCCCGCGGCCGCCCCGGCGCACGCCCATGGTATCGACATCTCCAGCCACCAGGGCGGGCTGCACATCGCCGCGATCTGGGCGGATTTCGTGATCGTCAAGGTCACGGAGGGCACCGGATACGAGAATCCGTTCTGGCGTGCCCAGGCGGAGGCGACGCTGGCCGCCGGGAAGCGGCTCGGCCTCTATCACTTCGCGAACGACGAGGACGCGGGCGAGCAGGCCCGGTTCTTCCTCGACCGCGCCAAGGGCTACGCGGGCAGGGCGACGTTCTGGCTGGACTGGGAGGCTGACTCCCTCAACCTGGCCCCCTCGGACGCCCTCGTGATCCTGAACCGGATGGCCGCCGAGACTGTCTCCACGCCTGGCATCTACCTGAACGGGGAGGGCATGGAGAGCGGCGACTGGTCCGCCGTGGCTGGCCGGTTCCCGCTGTGGTACGCGGGAGGCCCCAACTACGCCTCCTACGGGCAGGCTTACAGCGACCCGGCCACGCCGACCGTCCCCTACTGGGGAGGCAACGTCCTCATTCACCAGTACACCGAGGACGGCTACTTGCCCGGCTACAACAGCCACCTCGACCTGGACCGCCTGCGCGACCGGTCCGCCTGGGACCGGATGATCGGCGGAGGCCAGGTCAACGCCTCGGCTCCGGCCGCTCCCGCGGCGCAGGCGAGCCCCTACACCGGCAAGTGGAACAAGAGCGACGGCCAGGGCGAGCTTGTCTGCAACGGGGTCTTTGGGCCCGCGACGATCGGGCGCCTCCAGCAGGTCATGGGGACCCCCGTCGATGGGGCCCTGGACGAGGACGGCTCCCCGGCTATCGAGCGGCTCCAGGCGTTCCTGAACTCCGCCGTCCCGGCGGACACACAGGAGGCCCTGAACGACGCCCCGGCGCTCGACGTCGACGGCGTGCTCGGCCCGGACACGTGGCGCACGCTCCAGTACCTCATCATCGCCTGGCACCGCGAGTACCTGCCGGAGGGGTGGGAGTACTCGGATTGGGTCGACGGCGAGGCGGGCCCGGCGACCATTGGCGCTCTCCAGCGCGCCCTCAACAACTCTCGCTCCAACTCCGGCCGCCTCTGGTGACCGCCAACTGAAAGGAATCGCCGTGAAGGCACTCATCTCTGACCCGTTCGTCACTACCGTTATCCTGGGCGTCCTGTGGCCCCTGATTCAGGCGGCCCTGGATCGCCCCTATTGGACGCGTGGGCGTCGCGTCGCCCTCGTCGTGGGGGCTGCCGTCGTCCTCACCGTGGGCGCCTGGGCGCTGTCCGCCTACCCGCTCCAGGCTGAGGTGCTGGCCGCCCAGGTCGGCAAGTTCCTCGGCTTCGCCTGGGCTGGCTATCAGGTCCTCTCGCACGTCAAGATCGGCGGCGTCTCGGTCCTGGGCTGGGCCGGGATCGTCACCCCCGGTGGTGAGACCCGAGCCCACTACCAGCCGCGTCACGAGGCCGCCTGATGGGCCTGGGCCGCCGACTGTGGGGGACGCTCCACGAGCCGCGGGCGATCTCGGCGATGATGGCGGCGACCTACGTGCTCCTGGCCGTGGCCGTCGCCCTCATCCTGGGGGCACCCCGGATCCAGCCGTGGGACGTCACCGTGGGATGCCTCCTCACCCTCTCCGGGTGCGCGATCGGTGCGCCCGCGGCTTGGCGGGGCTGGTGGGGAGTCGAAGGCCCGTCGGCGGCCCTCGTCGCCCTCGGCCTCGTCGTCGTCGCCGTCGAGGACGCCGCACGCGCCCTCACGTCAGACAACTGGCCCGGCTGGCCACTGTTCGTCATCCTCGCCCTCCTCCTCATGATCGGTCAACGGATGGCCCGCGTATGGGGCCACACCTGGGAGCCCGGCTGCGAGCCGAACACCGCGCTCCGGCAGGCCGAGACCAGCGCCGCCGCAGCGAAAGCCCTCGAGGCCGACGCCGCCGCCCGCGCCATGGAAAGGGAGGACCCCGGATGCAGAAAGCCGAGCTGATCGGCGCGATCATCACCAGCGGCCTCGGGTCGATCCTGGTGACCCAGGTCGGGGCCGCGATCCGGGCCATGTGGAACGCCAGACGGGGCCGTGAGTCGGACCTGCAGGTGGCGCGCAGGGAGGCTGCCCAGTGGGAGTGTGTGGCGCGTAGGACGCGCGCTATCGCCCTGGATCGGGGCGCGCCCCTGGGGGTGGGGGGCCGCTCCCCGCCGCTGTCTCGGTCT